GGGGACGCGCGGTATCCTCGCGGCATGGACGCCACCCTGCAGGATCCGCTAGAGGCCTCCGTCGAGGAGACGGCGGCGCTCGTGCGAGCCGTGAAGATCGAGGTAGCGCGCCGCGTGAAGATCGCCGCCGACGCGCGCCGGCTGGCCGAGGGAGCTCTGAACGCCGCGAGCTCCGTCGAGGAGATCGTCGCCCTCGGCAAGCTCGTCGAGGCCTGCCGCGAGATCGTGCCGGCCGAGCTCCTCTCCGCCCTCACCCGGCTGGAGGTGCAGCAGGCGAACCTCGCCGGCTACGTCCGAATGCGCAAGATGACCCGCCTCCCCGCGAGCCTCTCCGATGACACCGACGACCTCGACGCTTGAGCGGCTCCACCGGCGCTGCCGCCTCCACGGCTACCGCCTGAACCTCCTCTACGTCGACGCGCCGACGAAGGCCGAGCCGCGCCTCCCGACGACGTTCCGGCTCCGCGTCGTGACCCTCCGCGACGGCCTGCTCGTGACCGTCGCCGAGCTCGACGGCCGCGACCTGCCGACGATCGCGCAGCAGCTCGAACGCGAGCTCACCGACAAGGGCATCCTGACGTGAGCGGCAAGAAGCGTGGCCCGGTCCCGAAGCCGGCCGAGCTCCGCCGCCTGGAGGCCGCGACCGGCGGCACCCTGAACGACAAGGCCGTGCCCGAGATCGTCGTACCCGGCGGCCGCCCTGACGAGGTGCCGGCGCCGCCGGCGATGCTCCGCGACCCGTACGCGCTGGAGCTGTGGAACGCCGTCACGCCGGCGCTGCACGAGCTCGGCGTCCTGGCGAACCTCGACGTGCCGATCCTCGCGGCGCTCTGCACGCAGTACGCCCGGATGCGGAAGGCGCAGGACGTCGTCGAGGCCGAGGGCATGTTCGCCCTCGGCTCGACCGGGCAGGTCACCGAGCACCCGGCGCTCAAGATGGAACGCGAGGCCACGCGACTGTTCCACCAGCTCGCCTCGGAGTACGCGCTCACGCCGTCGGCCCGGACGCGCCTCGGCCTCGATCTCCTCCTCGGAGCTCGCATCCAGCGGAACTTGCAGGAGAAGGACGACCTTGGCCCGAACCCGCGCCGGCTCGCCCTCGTCTAAGCCGGCCGCCGGCTCGCCGGCGCCGCAGTTCGACCACCTGGCCCGCCGCTACCGCGTGACGCTCGCCGGCGCCCGGTTCGCCCGGTTCTGCCGCCTCTACGTCCGCCAGACGAAGGGACGATGGGCAGGGCAGCCCCTAATCCTCGAGCCATGGCAGGTCGGTCTCTACTCCGAGCTCCTCCGGTGCGAGCCGGAGAACTCGTTCACCGTGCCGCGGACGATCGGCACGGCCGAGCTACACGCCGAGATCGACGCATGGGTCATCCGCCTGGCGGCCGCCGAGAAGCTCGTCGCCGGCGACCGCGTCTACCAGGAGGCCTACGTCCAGATCACCAAGAAGACCGGGAAGTCGACGACGGCCGCCGGCCTCGGCCTGTACTTCACGGCCTGGGACGGCGAAGCCGGCGCCGAGGTGTACGCCGCCGCCCGCGATCGCCAGCAGGCCCGGATCGTGTTCGAGCAGGCCCGGCAGTACGTGCTCCGCTCGCCGCGCCTGGCCGACACGCTGAAGCTGTACCGCGACGCGATCGCGCACCCCGAGAGCGACTCCGTTTTCCGCGTGCTGTCCGCCGACGCCGCCGCGCAGGAAGGCCTGAACCCCTCCGCGGTGATCATCGACGAGCTGCACCGGCACCCGAACCGCGACCTGTACGACACGCTCCGGCAAGGAGCGATCGGCGCCGCCCGCTCCGCCCCGATGGTCATCACCATCACCAACGCCGGCTCCGACCTGGACGGCACGATCTGCGGAGAGGTGTACCGCCGCGGCGAAGCCGGCACCGACCCGCGCCTGTTCTTCTTCGCGCCGCAGCTCCCCGACAACGAGCTCGCCGACCCGAAGAAGTGGAAGAAGGTCAACCCGGCCTCGTGGATCACCCTCGACGGCTTGAAGCATCAGGCCGAGACCACGCCGCGGTTCGTGTTCCAACGGTTCCGGCTGAACCGCTGGACGGCCGCCGATGACTCCTGGCTCCCTGGCGGCCTGTGGGATTCGCTCGCCGACCTCGACGTCGAGCTCGGCCGCGGCCAGCCGATCGTGGTCACCGTCGACGCCGCCATGAACCGCGCGACGACGGCCGTCACCTGGGGAGGCCTCGTCGACGGGAAGATCGTCGCCCGCATGCACGCCTGGGGAGTGCACGAGGATCCGACGAAGCCGCCGCCGCCGGCGCACTCCCTCGTCTCCGAAGGCCCGCTCCCGCTGGAGCCCGTCGAAGCGTTCATCGAGCGGCTCCACGAGGAGTACGACGTGCTGGAGGTGGCGTATGACCCGTGGCGGTTCGAGCGATCGGCGGAGATCATGGTCGACCGCGGCATCAACGCCGTTCGCTTCGATCAGACCAACGAGCGCATGTGCCCGGCCTCCGAACGGCTGTTCAACGTGCTCGTCGAGCACCGCTGTTCGCACAACGGAGATCCGCACTTCAAGGCGCAGATCGAGGCCGCGACGGTGAAGGACACCGGCCGCGGCTGGCGCCTGTTCAAGCACCCCCGACGCTACCGCCCGATGGACGCCGCGGTAGGTCTCGCGATCCTCGTCGACCGGATCGAGAACCAGCCTCCGCCACGCCGGCGGCCCACGGTCTCCGCCATCCTCTGACCCGCGTAGGAATGGCTCCTGACCGGATCGGAGCGGAGCTCGGCGGCAGCCCCCTGAGCCTGGCCGAGCTCCGTCCCGTCGACGCGCACGCCGCGCCACCGTAGCGGCACCCTCGGACAACGAGACCCTCCTCCGCCACGGATCCCCACGAAATGGGGTGAAACCCGTGAGACGGCCGTTTTGAGGCCGTAGGAGACGCGGTAGCGGAGAGCAAATCTGGCGCCTCCGCCACCCTGTCCCCCGCTGCACGTATTACGATCCGTCCCGATGCGCCGCCGAAAGCTCCTCCCGACGACCGTCGGCAAGGTGGTACTCGTCCAGACGAAGGACGGCCGAACCGTCCGCGGAGTGGTAGCCGGCGTCGCCGTCGACGCGCTCCTCCTGGAGACCGCCGACGCCCTCGACGGCGGCACGTCGATCCCGCTCGACGGCCGCGTCATCGTGCCCGTCGAGAACGTCGCCTTCATCCAGGAGCCCTCCCTCGCCGGCGCGCTCCGCGGGATCCCGCGCACGATCGAGCCGGCCGTCGCATGACCACGTACGCGACTCCTCGCGGCCTGAAGTTCCTCCCCGCCTCGCCGACGCCCGGCGGCTGGCCGGCGACCGGATCGCTCGACATCGGCTGGAACCGCCGCGGCGCCCTCGACCTCGTCGGCGGAGCGACCGCCGGCTACGAGCAGTTGTACCGCGACCAGCCCTGGGTGTGGACGATCATCAACAAGCTCGCCCGCGGGATCTCGCGGCTCCCCGCGAAGACGTACGTCCGCCGCGCCGACGACTCCCGCGAGCGGACCCGCGACACGCCGTACGGCGCCCTCATGCTCCGGCCGTGCGCGCCCGAGCTCGACGGGCACCCGCCCACGCAAGGCTGGAGCCAGCAGCAGTACATCGAGGCGATCGTCGGCTCCGTCGCCCTGTGGGGGAACGCCGTCGCCCTCAAGAAGCGAGACGACGTCGGCGGCCCGCCGGCCGGCCTGATGCCGCTCGACTGGCGCGGCATGACCCCGTACGGCCCCCGCTACGGCCCCGTCAAGTACTGGCGGTACCGCCCGCTCGGCCTGGCCGACGAGCAGGCGATCGTCATCCTCCCGGAAGACATCGTGCACTACCGCTGGTGGGGAGCTGACGGCCCGCTCGGCGTCTCGCCGCTGGAGCCGCTCGCCCGGACGATGCAGGCCGAAGACGCCGCCCGCCGCGCCGCCGTGTCGACGTTCTCCAACGGCGCCCGGCCGGCCGGCGCCCTGACGACCGAGGCCGAGCTCGAACCCGAGGCACGCGCCGATCTCAAGAAGGAGATCGCGAACGCGTACTCCGGCTCCGACAACTGGAGCCGCGTGCTCCTCCTCGACGGCGGCCTCAAGTGGAGCTCGTTCTCGCACACCGCCGTCGAGGCGCAGACGATCGAGCACCGGAAGCTGAACCGTGAGGAGGTGTGCGCCGTCTACGACATGCCGCCGCCCGTGGTGCAGATCCTCGACCGCGCGACGTTCTCGAACATCAACGAGCAGCACAAGATGCTGTACCAGGACACGTTCGGCCCCTGGCTCTCGATGATCGAGGGCACGCACGAGGAGCAGCTCGTCGCCGACGAGCCCGCGTTCGCCGGCGAGTACATGGAGTTCGATCTCTCCGAGGTGCTGCGCGCCGACCTGCCGGCCCGCGCCGACGCCTACTCCAAGCTCCTCGCGATCTACACGCCGAACGAGCTCCGCGCGATGGAGAACAAGCCGCGCATCGACGACCCGCGCGCCGACGCGCTGTACCTTCCGCTGAACCTCCAGCCGATCGGCGAAGGCCTCGCGCCGGCCGTCGCCGAACCGCCGTCCGCCGCCCAGGTCGCAAGCCTCCTGAGCGTCCTCGGCCTCGACCCGCGGGGGACCCCCGTGCACAATGGGAGCTGACATGGAGCGAATCACCGAGACCAAGACCGTGCGCGCCGAGGTGAAGGCCGGCAAGGAGAAGGGCATCTTCACCGCGAAGTTCAGCGTCGTCGGCAACGTCGACGACGGCGGAGACCGGATCATGCCCGGCTCGTGGGCAGCCGCCTTCGAGGAGAACGCCGCGCCGCCCGTGGTGTGGTCGCATCAGTGGGGCACGCCGCCGATCGGCGTCACGCTCGACGCCGCCGAGAAGGACGGCGGCGCCGTCGCGACCGCCCGCCTGTTCATGGACGAGCACCCGCTCTCGGCGCCGATCTACGCCGGCCTCCGCGACGGCGCGATCCGCGAATTCAGCTTCGGGTACACCGCGACCGAGACGAAGGACGTCGAGGAGGATCGGCAGAAGATTCGCGAGATCCACAAGCACTCCGTCTACGAGTGGGGTCCGACCCTCGTCGGCATGAACCGCGAGACGGAGCTCCTCGGCCTCAAGAGTCTCCTCGTCGACGCGACCGGCAAGGACGGCGCCCTGGTGGCGTACGTCCGCGACGCGATCGCGGCGAAGTCTGCCGCCGAGCTCGACGAGCTCGCCGGCCCCCTGTACGTCTGCACCGCCTGCGGTGCTCATCAGAAGGCGAAGCCGCCGGCGACCGCGCACGCGGCCCCCGACGGGAAGCACTGCCCGAGCGTGCGAGAGTGGAAGGGGTTCGCCCTGACCCCGATCGCCGCCGACGGAACGAAGACCATCAGCGACGCCAACGACGAGAAGCTCCGCAAGCGCCAGGAGCTGCTCGGCGACCTGTTCACCTAGTACGGCGCGACGAGCACCACCCCCGGAGGGATCATGGATAAGCAGGTCATCGAGCTGGCGCGCACCGCTCTGACGGAGGCCCAGAAGGCCGCCGCCGCGAAGCACGCCGAGTTCGTCTCGGCTCGCAAGGCCGCGATCGAGGAGCACGGCCCCGAGGCGCTCCTCGCGAACGACGACGTGTTCAACGCTCTGCACGCGAAGCAGAAGGAGTACGGCACCGCCGCCGACGCCGAGGTGAAGGCCAAGGAGAAGTACACCGCGGCGCTCGACATGCTGTCCGCCGGCGACCGCAAGGAGCTCGGCCTCGGCGACCTGCTCAACCCCGAGAAGAAGCTCTCCGAGCACTCCCGCGGAGAGCTCAAGAGCATCGCCGACCGGTACGTCGAGTCGAAGGGGTACAAGGAGCTCGTCGAGAGCGGCGCGCTCTCCGAGAGCGGCAACCTCGGCACGTCGAAGGCCACCGTCGTCGGCTCCGCCATGGAGCTCAAGGCCCTCCTGACCGGCCTGTCCGACACCTCCGGCGGCGCGTTCATCGTGAACGACCGGCAGCCCGACATCACGACCCTCCTCCGCGAGTCGCCGAAGATCGTCGACCTCGTCAACGTCGGCACGACCGACAGCGACATGGTCGAATGGGTCCGCATGACGTCGCGCACCAACGCCGCGGCCGAGGTGCTCGAAGCGACGAGCTCCGCCGACGGCATGCTCCCCGAGTCGACGTTCGCCCTGGACGTTGTCAACACGATCGTGCAGAGCCTCGGCCACTTCATCGCCGCGACGAAGCGAGCGATGAGCGACGCCGGCCAGCTCCGCACGATCATCGACCAGGAGCTCGAGGAAGGCCTCCGGCTCCGCCTCGACGCCGAGATCCTCGCCGGCAACGGCACCACGCCGAACCTCCGCGGGATCCTGAACACCGCCGGCATTCAGACGCAGGCCCTCGGCGCCGACTCCCGCTCCGCCGCCGTGCACCGCGCGATCACGAAGGTGGCGCTCGCCTTCATGAACGCCGACGCGATCGTGCTGCACCCGACGGACGCCGAGAGCATCCGCCTGGAGCTCGACGCGAACGGCAACTACATCTACGGCCCGCCGAGCCAGAACCAGCCGCTGTCGATTTGGGGTCTGCGCGTCGTCACGTCGACGCTGATCTCGGCCGGCACCGGCCTCGTCGGCGCCTGGCGGCAGGGCGCAACCCTGTGGCTCCGCGAGGGAGTCGCGATCTCCGCGACCGACTCGCACAGCGACTGGTTCCTCCGCAACATCATCGCGATCAAGGCCGACATGCGGTGTGCGTTCGGTGTGCGCCGGCCGGCCGCGTTCGTCCAGGTAACCGGCCTCTAGCGGTGTGGCCGGCAGGTGTCCAATCTGCGGGGCAGGGCAGCACGTCTGCACCCCTCGCGACGTCGACGGCAACGCCGTCTACCACCTGCCGGCCGCCGTCGCCCTCTCGTACCGACCCAACCCAAGGAGCATGATCGTGGCGCCGCAGTTCGCAAAGCACAACATCTTCCGCGACGGCGTGCTCGTCGTCGCCGTCGGCGAGGAGATCCCGGCCGACGTCGCCGCCGAGCTCGGCGACGCCGACGCACCCGACGCGCAGGTCAAGCCCGCCGGCAAGCTGGAGATCCAGCCCGCCGCTGACGCCGCGGCCGCCGTCGCCGGCGACCCGCTCCCGACGTCCGCCGGCCAGGTGGTCATCACCGGCGCCGCCGTGCAGGCCGGCGACGCCCTCGACGTCGACGACGTCGGCTCGACCTCCGCCCTCCGCTCCGGCGTCTCGACGCAGGCGCAGATGATCGAGGACGGCGGCGCGCAGCAGGCTCTCACGACCGAGGGAGCGAAGCACGCCGCCGCCGCGATCGGCGGAGAGCCGGAGCTCACGAGCTCGGCGCAGGCCGAGGGTCAGAAGCCGGCCGCCGGCGTCGTCGACGGAGCGACCGACCCCGAGGCCTACTCGAAGGCCGACCTGGCCGACATGGCCGCCGAGCTCGGCCTCCCGACGAGCGGCACGAAGGCCGAGCTGGCCGCCGCGATCGACGAGGCGAAGGCCAAGCCGGCGGCGCCCGAGACGGCCGCCCGGCCCGGCCCCGACGCCGACAACGCCGGCGACTCCGCCGCCGAGGGGAAGTAGCCCGCCGTGCCGACCTTCGACAAGACCAAGAACCGGTACAGCCGCTCCGAGGCCGCGAACCTCCGGCCGTCCGCCGCGCATCCCGGCGGCACGGAGAACACGACGCCGGTCGACACGTCGGGCACGAACACGCTCGACCTCCTGCTCGACGTGACCGCGATCGGCGGCACCACGCCGAGCCTCGCCGTCGCGATCCAGACCGGCAACCTCGCCGACGGCTCCGACGCCGCCACCGTCGCATCGTTCGCGGCGAAGACGACCGTCTCCAGCGAGCGGAAGCGGTTCACCGGCCTCGGCGCGTACACCCGCGTGCAGGCCGTGCTGACCGGCACGACGCCGACCGCGACGTACTCCGTCACCGGAACCGCGAAGTAGTGGACGCCGACGGACACATCGGCCCGAGCGGCCGCGTCGAGCTCGTCAAGATGCCGCGCACCTGGCCGGCCGCGATCTCGCGCGCCGCGATCGCGGAGCACGGCCTCGGCCACCGCGGCCTCTCCAACGAGGTTCGCTCGTGGCGCCTGGCGAACTTCAAGAACCTCCGCCGCGGCTGGCGCCGGTACGAGGCCGGCCGGCTCGGCGGAGTGACGCAGCTCTACGGAGCCCTCTACCTGGACGTGTTGCGAGGAGACGGCTCGCGGGTCCCCCTGGGACTCGCGAGTCTCCGCGTCGTGACCGACTCCGGCGTCGCGTTCATCGTCGACGCCTTCCAGAACCTCACCGAGCTCGAGAACATGAAGTTCCACGGGTTCGGCACCGGCACGACCGCGGAAGCCGCCTCGCAGACCGCCCTCGTGACGGAGCTCACGACGCAGTACAACCCCGACTCGACGAGGCCGACCGGCTCGCAGACGGAGGCCGCGGCGAACATCTACCGCACCGTCGCGACGCTCTCGCCCGACGCCGGCGGCACGATCGCCGTCACCGAACACGGCCTGTTCTCGCAGGCCGCGACCGGTGGCGGAACGATGCTTGACCGGTCGGTGTTCGCCGCCGTCAACCTCGTCGCCGGCTCCGACTCCCTCCAGGTCACCTACGACCTCACCATCGCGTCCGGCGGCTAGACCGTGGCGGCGCCCTCCGTCGTCGCCGACGGCTCGCAAACCGCGACCCTCACCACCGAGCACACGCTCCTCGACAACACCGGTGCCGCCACCGCTGGCTACTACCAGCTGGTGGTGGACACCGCTGCTCTCCTGACCGGCGAGGATCTCGAACTCCTGATCTACGAGCCGGCCCGCTCCGCCGGCACCGTCCGCGTCGTCGAGCGGATCCTCCTCACCGGCGCCCTCGGCGACCCGATCGTCAAGAGCAACGTCCACGCCTGCGCGTTCGGAGCGAAGTTCACGCTCAAGCAGACCGGCGGCACCGGCCGCGCCTTCCCGTGGTCCGTTAGAGGAGTCTGAGGCCATGCCGCACGGTGCGATCGCCGGCATGGGGAAGGTCTCCGACGACGGCGTCACGACGACGTCGCGCGGCACCGCCGTGACGGCCGCAGCGACGGCGCACACGAAGGGTGCCTACGCGCAGATCATCGCGTCGACCGCGCACGCCGCGAAGGGGTTCCTCGTTCAGCTCGGCAACGCCTCCGCCGGAGTCGACTACTCCGTCGACATCGCGATCGGCGGCGCCGGCTCCGAGATCATCATCGTGGCCGACCTCCTGGCCGGCTCCGGCACCGGCTCGATCGCCCGGCAGGGTGCTTACTTCATCCCGATTCCGATACCGGCCGGCACCCGCGTGTCGGCCCGCTGCCAGGCCACGACGTTGAGCTCGGCGCTGCGCGCGAAGGTGCACCTCCTCGGCGACCTGCCCGGCGGCATGGAGCCGTTCGGCAAGTGCGTCCGGTACGGGTTCGTCTCCGCGACGACGCAAGGCACGACGATCGACCCCGGCGCGACCGCGAACACCAAGGGAGCCTGGACGCAGCTCGTCGCCGCGACGACGTACGCGATCAAAGCCCTTTGGTTCGACACCTCGAACCTCGTGCAAGTCACGCGGACGTCGGCCGACTGGCTCCTCGACCTCGGCATCGGCGGCGCCGGCGCCGAGCTCGTCATCGCGCCCAACTTCCACATCGAGGCCTCGACGACTGACGACACGCTCGTGCACGGCCCGTCGCCGCTCCTCCCGGTCTCGATCCCGGCCGGCTCCCGCCTCTCCGCCCGCTGCATGAGCTCGCTCAACACCGCGACCGTGCGGAACCTCGCCGTCGCCGTGTACGGCCTGTCGTGACCTCGATCCGCGGCATCAAGGACGGCCGCCTCATCCCCGAGGCCGCGTCCGCGGCTGTCGTCGCGTTCCCGTCGACACCGATCCTCGACAACTTCAACCGCGCCAACGTCGGCCCGCCGCCGTCGAGCTCATGGTCGACCGACATCGCCGCCCTCAGCGACGGCGGCTACAAGATCGTCTCGAACCAGATCATCGAATCCGCGACCGGCCCCACGCAGTGGTCGCAGTGGTGGAACGCGACCGCGTTCGGCAACGACCAGGAGGTGTACCTCACGTACGGCTCCGGCGGTGTGGGAAACGTCGAGCTGTGGCTCCGGATGAGCAACGTCGGAACCGGCAGCCTGACCGGCTACGCCGTTCACGTCGACGCGACGACCTTCTACCTGTACCGATGGAACGCGGGTTCGAGCACGACCCTGACGACCGCGATCACGCACAACCTCGTGGCCGGCTCGAAGCTCGGCCTGCGGATCGTCGGCTCGACGCTCTCCCTGTACACCGACACCGGTTCCGGCTGGACGCTGCGCCAGCAGGTCACCGACTCGACCTACGCGACCGGCTCGCGAATCGGGATGCTCTCTCAGAACTCCACCCGCACGTTCGACGATTTCGGCGGAGGCACGTACGTCCCCGGCGGAGGAGTCGCGTACACCGCGAGCCTGGCCGGCACCCTGACGCCGGCCGGCGTCGTGAAGCGAGCCGCCTCCAAGCCGCTCGTCGGCGCCGCGACGCCCGCCGGCGTCGTGAAGCGAGTCGCCGCGAAGACGGCCGCCGGCGCGATCACGCCGGCCGCGGCGATCGCCCGGCTGACGTCGAAGGCGGCCGCGAGCTCGATCGCGCCGGCCGGCTCCCTGCGCCGCGACGTCGCCCGCCTGGCCGCCGGCGCGATCACGCCCGCCGGCGCCGTCCGCAAGGCCGCCGCCCGGCCCGCCGCCGGCTCCCTGGCGCCCGCCGGCGCCGCCGCCAAGGCCGCCTCGAAGACGGCCGCCGGCGCGATCGCGCCGGCCGGCTCCCTCGGCGTGCTCCGGCTCCTGGTGCTCGTGCTCGCCGGCTCCCTCGCCCCGAGCGGTGTCGCGCGCCGCTCGACGTCGAAGGCGGCCGGCGGCTCGATCACGCCGTCGAGCTCGATCGCCGCCGCCCGCGTCGTGCTCCTCTCCCTCGCCGGCGCGCTGGCGCCCGCCGGCGCCGTGAAGCGAGCCGAGTCGAAGCTGACCGCCGGCGGAGTGACTCCCGCCGGCGCCGTGCGGAAGGCGGCATCCCGGCCCGCTGCCGGCTCCCTGGCGCCCGCAGCCGTTCTGTCCCGCTCGACGTCGAAGACGGTAGGAGGCGCCCTCTCGCCCTCCGGTGTGGCGGCGCTGTCCCGCGTGATCCTGCTCGGCCTCGCCGGCTTCATCACGCCCGCCGGCGTCGCCCGCCGCTCGACGCTGAAGGCGGCCGCCGGCGCCGTGGCGCCCGCCGGCGCCGTGCGGAAGGCCGTCTCGCGCCTCTCTGCCGGCCTCCTGACTCCCGCAGCGGTCTGCCGCCGTGCGGCCTCGAAGCTCGTAGGAGGCACCCTCTCGCCGTCCGGCGTGGCCGCCCTGCGCCGGATCTTCACCGTGAGCAAGGGAGGCACGATCGCGCCGAGCTCGACGATCGCCCGCTCGACGCTGAAGGTCGCCGGCGGCGCGATCACGCCGGCGAGCTCGATCCGCAAGACGATCGGCCGGCGCCTGGCCGGCGTGCTCGGCCTGGCCGGCGTCGCCGGCGTCGTCTCGTCGAGCCTGCACGGCCTCGTGTTCCTCCTCGACTCCGCCGCGAGCCGCATCGGCCTCGGCGATCGCGCCGCCTCGGCGAGCTCGACGAGCTCGGCCGCCGGCGCCGAGCTCGGCGACGTCGCCGCCGGCGCTGTCAACCTGACCGACATGGAGGCCCCATGACACCGCGCGTCCGAACCTACGACCACGAGGCGAACGTCCGGCTCGATGCCGGCTTCACGAACGAGAGCGGAGGAGCCGCCGATCCGACGACCGTCGTCTGCACCGTCGAGGCGCCGAGCGGCTCGACGTCGACTCCGGCAGTGACGCACGACGGCCTCGGTGCGTACCATGCATTTGTGATCGCGAACGAGCCCGGCACCTGGCACTACGCCTTCGAGGGATCCGGCGCGCTCGTCGCCCGCTCCGAGTGGCGGTTCCTCGTGCGCCAGCCGCAGGTGCCCTGACGTGGCCGAGATCCTCGCCTCCTACGCCCTCTGCTCGCTCGCCGACGCGAAGGCCTACGCCGATCTCGACGAGGAGATCGCCGAGCACGACGAGCTGCTCATCCGCCTGATCAACACCGGCTCGACGATGATGCACCGCGTCTCCGGCCGGACGTTCGTCGGCACGCCCGGCGTCCGCAACTACGAGGTGCCGGCCGGCGCCCTGAGCTTCCGCATCGACGACTGCACCGAGGTGAACGGCGTCGCCCTGTACGCCGACGGCTCGACCGTCGCGCCGCTCGTCTCGACCTGGACGTCGGCGCAGTTCGCCGCCTGGCCGTACTCCCGCCCGAACCCCTGGGACACGATCCGCCGCATCCAGATCCTGAACGGCTCCGCCGGCGCCGGCGGCATCGCCCGCGTCGACGCGGACTGGGGTTTCGAGGAGATCCCGGAAGACGTCCGCGAGGCCGTCATCCAGCACGTCGCCCTCGCCTACGCCCGCAACGTGCAGCGATTCTCCGGCGTCATCAACCTGGAGACCGGCCGCGTGGAGATCCCGCGATCGCTGGCCGCGAGCTCGCGCGACGTCGCCCTCCGCTACAAGGCCCGCGGAGTCTGACCGTGGCGAAGACGATCTCGATCACCGTCAAGGGCATGGCCGAGCTGAACCGCATCCCTGGGTTCCTCGACGGCGGCGCCCGCCGCACCGTCGAGCGGGGCACGAAGAAGATCGCGAAGAGCGTAGGAGACGCCGCGCCGCACCGCTCCGGCGCGCTGGCGCTCTCCTGGCAGGGTGTCGCCCTGACGTCGAACGTCGGCCGTGTCTGGAGCTCCTCGAAGTACGCCGCGAAGATCGACCGCGGCGCGTACGTGCGAGCTCGTGGCGGCCGCGCGCTCCGGTTCGGCGGAGAGTTCCGGCAGTGGGTCCGGTTCGCCCCGCACCCGTACGTGAAGAAGGGACTCCGGCCGCGAGCCCGGATCATGCGGGAAGCGTTCGCCGCGGCGATGGAAGGCCCGGCATGAGCACCCTGGAGCTCGTCGAGGCCGCGATCGTCGAGCGCATGGAGCTCATCGACGGCATCGCCCGCGCCCTCGACCACGAGCCCGACAAGCTGCCGCCGCCGCTCCCGATCGTCACCCTCCTGTGGATCGGGCAGGAGCAGGACGATCGGTACACCGGCTCGGCGACGGAGAACGCGAACCGCTGGCAGCTCTCCCTGTACGTGAGCCTGTCGCGCGGCTGGCGCGACGCGCAGGTCCAGATGAAGGCCCTGTGGCACCCGATCCTGCACGTGTTCCGCGTCGACCCTGGCCTCGGCGGCGCCGCCGAGTGGACCCGCGTCATCGAGACGATGGAGCCGCCCGAGTTCGACGCCGAGAACAAGCACGTCCGCAAGAGCATTTTCGTCGTCGCCGTCCACGAGGAGACCTGAGCATGGCAACCGCGACCGTTCGCTACACCGGCCCGAGCGGCCTGGCAACGCCCGAGCTGGCGCCGTACCTGGAAGGCGGCGCTCCGCTCCCGCTCGACCACGGCGACCGCCTGGAGCTCCCGCTCCGCATCGCGCAAGGCCTCGTGAAGCGCAACGACAACTTCACGATCGTCGACGTGCCCGAGCCCGCGAAGCCGCCGGCGACGTCCGACGACAGCGAGCTCGAGCAGGCCCCCACCGAGCCCGCCGCCGGCGACGTCGAGCTCGGCGACGACGAGGAGCCGGCGCCGGCGCCGGACGCCGACCCCGACCCTGACAAGGAGAGCTCGCAGTGAGCCGCAACGACTTCATCGCCCTCGGCAAGCAGACCGCCTTCGGCACCAAGAACATCACCGCCGGCTACTTCCCGCCGGTGGAATCGGCGAACGCCGCTCCGAGCCGCGAGGAGATGACCACCGAGGAGACGACCGGCAACCGCTACCCGACGGCGCTCGACTACGGCGTCATGGGATGGGACGTCACCGCGAACGGCCCGCTCCGAGCCGCCTCCGCGCCGCGCCTGTTCGCCGGCTTTTGGGGACTCCCGACGACGACCACGCCGGACGCGACGAACGCCCCGACGGCCCGCAAGCACTCGTGGGACACCGTCGCCCTCGGCACCGCCCTGTCGCCGACCTCGATCTACGTCGTGCGGAAGGATCCGAACCCGGCCGTCGTCGACCTGTTCTGGGACTGCTACGGCTCCGAGCTCACGCTCGCCGTCGAGCCGAACGGCTACCTGACGTGGGACGCGACCTGGAAGGCCCGCGACCTCGACGACACGCAGAGCGCACCGAGCCCGACGCCCGACCTCACGACCCGCTGGCCGTTCCACCAGGTAGTGGTGCAGCTCGGCATCGACGGCGGCGCCCTCGCCAACGTGACGTCGAGCGGCATCGAGTTCACGTACACCAACAACATCGACGACGACTACGGCGTGCTCGGCTCCCAGCGCAACGCCTCCCTCGGCGTGCACAACGCCGACGCCGAATGGACGCTCAAGATCAAGGACGCGACGGCGCTCTCCGCGCACTACCGCCGCAACCTGCAGAACTCGCCGGCGGCGCTCAAGCTCCACGTCACCGCGACCGGCGCGAAGATCGGCGCCGGCCCGTCGACGACGTTCTACACCGTCGATTTCACCGTCCAGCTCGCGAACTCGACCGAGGCCCCGCTGGAGGTGTCGGCCGGCGACCGGCTGAAGGAGATCGAGATCAAGGCCCGCGCCGCGTACGATGGCACGGCCGCGAAGTTCGTCGACGCCTTCGTCATCAACGAAGTCGCCACCGCCTACTGACCCTGGAGGGTTCA